TCAGCGTTTGCGGCGGCTCTGCTTCAGTAGATCAATCATCTCACCGATGATGGCGCGCCCCTTGAGTGCGTCATCCATCTTATCTTCTGGATCGGCCTCAAAATGCGCCCGCATCCGATCCGACATATCTCGAAGCTTGAAGTAAAGGTCATCGCCGAGCTTTGGCTGCAACAACCGCAAGCCTTCATTCAGCTCGTAAAAGGTATTATCGATATTCCTGCCGGGAAAATAGCCCGTTATATCTCGAAATGTCGGCGAAAGGAGCCTCATTCCGCCCAACATCTCGATAACCTCGCTCCGATTTTGGGGAATTAAAATTGGATATGGGCCGCGCATCAGTCAATTTCCTTTCAAAGCTGCCGGACTGGGTATGTAATAGGCGCCCGGCGGATAGATTGGCGAAGGAACAACTATCACTACGGCCTTGGGTTTAGAATCTGCGTGGATGAAGTCCCGAATTTGAGAGTCGTTCGGCTGTTTCATACTAATCGTCCAATCGATAGTTATGTTGTTAATCTTGACTTTCCCAATCGGATCGTCATCCTTCGGCGCTTCACCAATCCGTAAATCGGGCACCCGGTAGGGTGGCCTTCCAGACGGCGACTTCACTGGCTGACTTGTGTTATAGTCGCGGTTGTTGATGGCGATCCCTTGGCCTCGACCATAAGGGATGCCCTTCTGAGTGTATAGGCGTTTGAGATCCCGCCGTGTCTGCTCGTCCACATCATTGCCAATCGCTTGCCCGCGCGCCAGCGGAGACTCAAAGCGCTTGGCGTCGAACTTCTTCACCGCCTCGGCATAATAATGATCCACCGTCTTGCGCAAGAAGCTCACGGTCTCAACTTGGAGAAGTTTTGGATTGCCACGGATCTTATAGTCGGCCGCCGCACGATCCAAAAGCGCGTCGTCGATCATGTCTTGGCGTTCGGCTAGGGGCAGGTGGATGAACGCGCTTTTCGGATGCGCCGGAGCATTGGCGTAATGAGGATCAATAGCCTTGGTCTCATCGAGCAACTGTTTGTAAATGTCCCACGATTGCTCCGCACTCAAGGTCTCGGCTGCGGCCGCCGGTCCAAAGCGGCCGGGACGACCCATGGGGATCATACCGCCCCGATAATTTTTAGGTTTCGTAAATAACTGCTCAACAGTTTTGACCTCTCCCGGCAACCGGGACGAACGTTGTTGCGCCGCCGCCCGCGCCTCTGCCGCTTCGGCTTCGGCTTCGGCTGCTGCCGCCGCCCTTGCCTCCGGCGCTTCGGCCTCCGCCCTTGCAGCCGCCGCCTCCGCCTTTAGCCGATCCAACGCCAATTCTAGCGGCCCTGAGGCCGGGATCAGGCGTGGCCGGTTCGAGGCGGGGCGGTAGACCCCGTCGTCCCAGATCGCCGGCTGTCCGCCCGGCCCTTGGCCTTCGGTGAAGTGCAAGACCCCGTCGTCGAGCGTGGCCTGAGGCTGTTGGCTGTGGCGGCTCGAGGGGGGCAAGGCCGCGGCAGGGCCATAGGCGTGCTCGTCCAGGGTCTGGGTGCGCGGCTCGGGCCTGGGCATTGGCTTAGACGTTGGCAGAGACGTGACCGTCTGGACGGGCTTGGCGCTCGCCGCCGCCCCACCCCCGCCACCCCCGCCCGTCGTCCACTGCCCACCGCCGGCCTGCCCCGCCGGAACCCGCGGCTCGTCCTCCCAAGCCGCGCCGCGCTTTTCGAGGTCGGCAAGCTCGGCGAGCTTGGCCATGGCGGTGGGGGTCAGGTCGGGGAAGCCCAGCATGACGGCTTCGACGCCGGCGTGGCAGAGGTCGCCGGCTTCGAGCCATTTGGCGGTCCGGTTCAAGCCGCGGTGGAGGCGCTGGACCACCGCGTCGGGCTGGGGCCCGTAGGCGGCTTTCAGCACCCGGCCGATCTCGCCCGGCGGCCGCACCTCGCAGCGGCGCCGGGCGCCCTCCAGGTGCACGCGGGCGAGGTCCGTTGCACCCAGCGCCACGCCGGCCGCGTCGCACGCCAAGCCTGCGCCGCCTCGGGGCGCGAGGCGGTAGATGTAGTCGACCGCAAAGTTCATGGCTTGGCGGCCGGCGCGTTCGGCGTCGTCCCGGTCGTGTCTTGGGCGGCCTGCTGAGCGCGCACCCAGGCCTGGAGCGCGGCTAGCCGGTCGGCGTTTTCGAGGGCGGCGGCGTCGTTGCCGACGTCGGTGGTGACGAGGGTAGAGAGTGCAACGCCCGAGGGGGCGTCATCAGCGCCGACGGCGGGGTCGGGAACGGCGGGCAGACCGCCGGCGGCGGCGTCGAGCAGGCTGACAGCGCCGTTATTGATAAGGCAGCCAGCATCGTCTTTGGGCGTGACATAGGTCGGGACCTCTTGGCTCAGGGTTTTCGAGTTTGTGGCGATGGCGGCGACGGCCGGCGTGTAGGCGGCCATGACGCTAGCGGTGGCTTGGGTCTGCGCGGCCTGGACCGTGGCGACATGCGCCTGCGCCGCCTTCAGCGCGGCGACGTCTTTGGCCTTGAGGTCGGTGAGCTGGGCGCCGAGGCCTTCGATGTGGATGAAGAGGACGTTGACGCGAAAGGTGCGCTCGAACGCTTCAGCGCCGACGACGCCCGATAGGACGAGCGCGGCGTAGAGCAGCGCGGTGGCGCTGATCTTGACGGACTTCAGGGCGGCGCAAAGCGCCGTCCAGGCGGCGGCCAGGACGGGCATGGCAGGTCTCCTTGTTGTGTTGGACGAGGGTCGGATCAGGGGGCGACGCGCACGCCGTCGCGCCATTGCTGGGCCAGGCGGGTGGCGCGGCCGTGCACCTGGCGCGCCCACCGCGTGGGGCGCCCGCCGGTGACCAGGAGATCGTCTGCGGCGGCGGCGTTGCGGCCCGCCTGGGCCGCAGCCAGAAAGGTGTGAAAGCCCAGAAGGCCGCGCACGCCCAGATTGTAGGCCATATTGACCAGCACATCCTGGCGGGCGTCGTTCACCTCACGCCACCAGGGGAGCAAGGCGTCGAGCTGGCCTTCGAGCTGGTCGATCCGTAGGTTCAGCGCCGCATCGGCTTGCGACTGCGTCCAAACAAGGCCTGCGCGGATGTCGGCCCCGGTGCAGCCGTAGCCGATGGTCCAGGGCTCACCGCCCGTGTCCGGGTCTGGATAGGCGTGCAGGCGCAGGCCCTCGTCGCAGCCGATATCGGCCGCCAGGTAAGGCGTCGTCATGAGGGGCGATCCTGGAGGAAGAGGGTCGAGCGCGACGATCGGATGGCGTCGGGACCGACCCGTGCCGACAAGCTGGCCTGGCGGTTATTTCACCAGCACAGGCTGTGGCCCGCCCGACAGCAGCGGACGCGGCTTAAAGCCCACAACGCCATGCTCGGCGTCATAAAGGACCGAATAGGCGAAATACGCCGTCAGCCCCGTGAAAACAAAGGTTGTCGGCGCGCCAGTCGAAGTTTCCACATTTAAGGCGCAACGCTCAAGGCGGCGTGAACGGCGGCGGGCAGCATTTTCAGCAGCACGAAATAACCGACCGGGCCGGTCGTCATGCCGATCAGAAGCGCCACGAACCAGCCCAGCACGACAGCGTAAGAAAGGCCGAATATCCGCTTGGGCGCACGTCCCTCGTCCGGCGGCCTCATGCCAAAGCTTAAGGCGAAGCTTTCCTGCCAGCGCTCGACCAGGCCGACGCGGCGGCCGATATCGCCGAGGTCCTCCTTGATCGACTCGTGCCGCTCACGCCGCAGCGCCTCGCGGTCGGCGGCAAGCTTTCGGTCGAGGCTGGCTTCGCGCCGCACCGCGTGCAGGCAGGCGTGCATGGCGTTGATCTCACGCGCCAAGTCGTCGATCGTGCAGCCGGCGTCGGGCAAAGGGCGCACAGCCGTCATCGATCCGGCCCCGCCCGAAGGATCGCCAAACCGCCCAAAATCAGGCCGCCATAGATCGACTCCGGCATCTTAAGCGCGAAAGCCAAGCCGCCGAGCAGGATCAGGGCATAGGCGTTCAGGTTGCGGCTCTGCACGAGGGCGATGAGCGGACGCCACCGCTCGGGCCGTATCCAGGGATTGGGGGTCGGCGGATCGGACATTGCGATCTCCGTTGAGTCAAATGAGGGATCCGCGGAGCTTCGATGATGCGGTCTGCGCGCGGACCAAAATATAACGACATTGACGGTTGGAATGAGTACGCCCCGGCCAAAGATGAAGCAAACATCGCCAAGTACGGGCTATCGCGCGACCCCATTATGCGCGCCGTCAGCCTACGCCACCAAACCGACACTCTTGATGTCGAGCGTGGCGTTGTCCCGCTCAGTCAGCATCTGGCCGAGACCTTTGCGGCCATGGCGCAGAGACGTTTAAGCCAGTCCGTCATAGAGACTTTCCTTTTCAGATGGGGACTGGGGCGGATAAGAGGTCACGCAAGTTGGCCTGTTAAGCGGAGGGGCCGTGGAACGGCATCGCGACAATATCGGCGTCCTGAGGCTCGTATTTGCGAGCCTGGTGATCATCGGGCACGCCCCCGAACTAATTGATGGAGATCGACATCGCGAGGTTCTCACGATGATCTTCCACACGTTGTCTTTTGGTGAGCTGGCTGTGGATGCCTTTTTCTTAATTAGCGGCTATCTGATCACGATGAGTTGGTTAAAGTCTAATTTGCTATCGGAATATCTGAAAAGACGGCTACTTCGAATTTATCCGGCGTTTATCGTCGCCTATATCGTAAGTGTTTTTATCCTTGGCCCTTTCGTCGGCGCGGCGCCTTGGCGCTGGATCGGCGAAACGGCGTTCAGACTCGTAGCCCTGCAAAGCCCGAAAATATATTCTGGCCAACTTGCGGGTCTCCACTACCCCGATCTGAACGGCTCAATGTGGACGATCGCCTACGAAGTCCGCTGCTACCTGTTGGTCGCGGCGCTCGGATTAACGGGCTTGCTTCGCCGCCGATGGCTTATTCTTGCCATAACGGCTTTGGGCGTTTTATCGCTGATCGCCGCGACCTTTCATATCGTTCGAGCTCCTTTGGATGCGCTCAGTTCACACCAACGGTTAAATCAGCTTATCGGCGCGCCCTCGTACAATATTCGTCTCGTCACGACTTTTTTAGTCGGCGTCTGTTTTTACCTTTTCAGCGACAACCTGTTTCGATGGATCGACGGGCGCACCGCTTTATTGGCAGCCATTGTCGCTGGAGCGCTTTTGTTTCGCGATTCGCATTTCGCAGAAGCTGGGCTCATCACGGTCGGGGCCATATCTCTATTTTGGATCGCCCTTAAATCGAACCTTGGACCCCTGCAAGCCGTCAACGACCGTTGGGACATCAGCTATGGCGTCTATCTTTACGGCTGGCCGATCTCGACCGCCATTCTGTGGTTTGATCGGGGCGTGTCGCCATTGATATTGGCCGCCTCGACCTTGCCCTTGGCTTATTTGGCCGGCGCCGCGAGCTGGTGGGGCGTTGAAAAATGGACCAAGGCCGTCGCTAAATCGCACCAACCCACTGCGAAAACGGAACCGTGAGCGCGGCGATTGGCGATGGGGTAGGTTCCGCGCCGAAGATTCCGTAGTCGCCCGACCCCGACAAAGGATAGTAATTCACATCGCAGAATAGGACGGCGCCGTGAGACGCGGCGCGCCGCGCCTGGTCGCCCATGCCATTGACCCACGCCGTCATCGAGGCGGTCGCGCTGTCTGTCGTGATTCCGCATTCGCCACACAGGTGGCGACCGATGAACCAGGGCTGAGCCTCAAGCTGGGCCGGGTCCGAGCCGCCAGGCGCTTCTGCAACCGTCGTATCGGACTCTCCCGCGCTGTTATAGGGATGGTAGTCATGGAAGTCGCAATTTAGCGTGCTCTGAAGCTCAAGCAATGCATTGCCAGCAAATCCTGTCTTGCTGGCCATGTAGACAGAGAAAGTTACGGGAATTTGCGGTGCCGTCGCACGCGTCTGCTCAAGGAGATAATTTAAGTCGCTTTCCATCTGCGAAGCGTTTAACCAAGTCGAAGGTTGGTTGAAATTGACCTCATTGCAAACGTCAATCGCCACGATCAGATCGGAGGCGACCGTGAACCACCAGGCGAGGACAAGCATATTTTGCGCGACGTTAGCCTCCACATCGTTTCCGGCGGAACCGGTGAACGTCGTCGGTCCATCGTTGATATTGAAATAAATCTTAAATCCATAACTTCGGCAAAGCTGGCAAAAGCTCTCTATATTGGCGAAAAGGGTCGAAGACGCCGGATAAGAGGCGCCCCCCGGATCGGGTGTCCCAGAGCAGCTTATCTTGACGGCGTTGGCGCCGATGGAATTGCAAAGGGCCAACCTGGCCGACATCTGGGCGGCGCTATACGTCGTCCAAAGGCCAGCCCAATTTGCTTGCGTGCTATAGCTGTCCGGAACGATATTAATGCACTTTAGTTTGACAGTGGCGGACTTGACGAGTCGCGAACCAAAAGCTCTGGCTGAGTATTTCATTAGACGCCGCTTCCGTATTTGCTTTGGAAATAGGCGTTTACCGCGGCTATTTGCGCGGATGTGGGCGCTTCATTGATTGAGAATATTTCTTTTATTTCGCCGGTGAAACCACCGTTGGAACCGGAGGAGAAATTGCCGAGCCAAGTAGCTGAAGATGTCATCGTCTGCGTCGATGTCCCACTTCCTGGAGCGGTTCCGTTTATATTGAACAGTATCTCGCCAGCAGCGTAGGACGCCATTAAGAATTGGACTGTGTTGGCGGCCACGGTCCCCGATGACGTGCCGACGTCCGCAACATATTGGGATATAATGGAGACCGTCAGCGAGGGGTTTATGCCGACCTGAAATCCTCCAGTTCCGCTGGCGCCATAGAGCGAGGCGTTGCCTTCAGATGAGGGTTCGCCCGTCAAGTTGAAGACCGCAAACACAGCTCGATTCACCGTATCGGCTGTAAGATTGGTAGACATCCCTTGGACACCATTGAAGACGACGCTGGGCGTTCCGCCGAGCCCCGACGACGTATATGTCGGCGCCGCGTAGTAGCCGGGAATCCCACCTGTCGCCGTATAGCCGTTCCCTGACTGGTCTGCCCAAGTCGTGACGCTTTCGCCCGTTGTCAGGCCTGTGATGCTCCCGGCTTCCCACCAAGCTTCAAGGTTAGAGCCGAAAATTGCGGACGGCGTCGATATCGAAGGCTCGGCAGAGGTCGTGAAGCTCTGCGCTGGCGAAACCTCGCTCGTGCCTGTTGCGCGCACAGTAATCGTATGCTCGCCGGCCGCGGGCGCTGTGATCTCAAAATTAAAGCTCCCGTTAGTGATCGTCGCAGCACCTGCGCCGAGCGTCACATAGGCTGCATCGTCCATGCTATAGTCAAGATTAGTCGGCGCGGTCCCAAAGTAAGTCCCACCGACCGTTATAGAGGCGCCGGCGTAGATTGAGTCTACGAAAGGTGTGACAGTTAGCGCCGCTGCGCCTGCACCCATCGCCTGGGGAAATCCCAGGAGGGAACCGTCCATGAGCACCTCAAAAGCGATTTTATCGAAGGCGGTCGCCGAACATTGCGGAACGGGCGGGGAAAAAAGCGCCCAGTTGATCGCCACTGAACTCGCGAAGCTATACGCGTGCGCGCCGCGCAGAACGATGCTCATCGTCTCGCCGCCCGTCGTGCCTGTCGTCGAAATCGTATAGGTGGTCGCGCCAACCATCGTGCGGTCGTAAAGGACGTTCGGCGCGCCCTCGAAGCCGAGCGTGACGGCGCCGGTATCGTTGGTCACCGGCGTCTGGGGGGTGAAGATGGACGGCATGGAGGGATCCTTAGGAGTCGTTTTCTGACGACGGCGCGAATGTTTTTGTTGCTACAAAAACACGTTGCGCCTATGGTTTTCGTGGCTACAAAAACGGTATGGAGATCACGTACGATCCGGCGAAGCGCGACGCGACCTTGGTCAATCGGGGCTTGGATTTCGCGGACGCAGAGAAGCTGTTCGACGGTCGCACAATAACAATTGAGGATGTGCGGATCGCCTATCCCGAGCCGCGCTTCATCACGGCAGGGTACATGGGCGACCGTGTTGTGATCGTGGTTTGGACGCCGACCTCTCTAGGTCGGCGCATCATTTCGATGAGGCATACCCATGCACGTGAAGCCCGAAAATGGCGCGACCGAATGGATTGATCCAGATGACGCGCCAGAACTTGATGATGCCTTTTTCGATAACGGAATCTATGAGTTCGGGGGCGTGCGGGTCGATCCGCCGCCGCGAAAAGGTGGGAGGCCCCGCTCACCCCGCACAAAAATTCTGACCGGCCTTCGGCTCGACGCCGACGTGCTCGACCACTTCAAGGCGCAGGGGCCGGGCTGGCAGACGCGGATCAACGCAACCCTTCGCGCCGCGATGGAGCGGGCCGGCTAGCTGGCCGCTCAAAAGGCGTTCGCCACGATGTCGTCCAGGTAGAACGTCATCGCCGGCAGGGATTCGGTGTCGAACAGCAGCATGAAGTGGGTCGCCCAGGCGGGGGCGCCGGGGGAGACGTTTCCGGTGAGGCTGGTGGAGTCTGTGTTGTAGGGCGTGGGGTAGGTCCACTGGGTCCAGGCGGTCGAGCCCGCCAGGTCGATCGAGATGTCGTGCTCGCCGCGGTATTCGCAGGCGACGCTGCTGAGGATCGGCCGACGATAGGCGTCATAGCCGATCGCCTGTACCCAATACATGCGCACATACAGAGGCGCGGTCCCCGTTCCCGCCCCCGCCGCTTGCGGCATGAGCCACCAGAAGCTGGGGATGACGAACTGACCTTCGCGCACCGGGAACAGGAGGGCGAACTCGTCATTGACGCCGTTGCCCTGGCTCTTGGCGAAAGATAGCGAGCGCGTGCCGGAATGGGCGTAGGCCGTACTGATCGTGGCCGGCATCTCGGTATTGGTCCAGGGGCCGGTAACCGCGCCGTCTTGGGGCCAGATGCCGCCCAGCAGATTAATCCCGGTGGGATCGGCGGCCTGAGCCGGGTTCGACCCTGTTTCAAACCCGCCCGCCCCGCCCAAAAGGTCCATGGCGGTCGCCGTGCTGATCGCGGCGATATTGGGGTTGCCGGAAAAGCGCAAGCCGTAGGTGTGGATCGTGCCGGGGCCGCTGCAGGCGATGCCCGAGGCGGATTCGAGGTTGTAGATTTCCGTGCCGAAGAAGGCCATGGACGAATAGGCGCTGGCCAGGTTGAACGGCGGCTCCGGCGCCGATCCGACCGCGCCCGCCCCCAGGAACATGCCGCCGAACCAGCTGATCCGGCCGCCGTTTATGCACTGAAACAGGGGGAAGCCGGCGGCGACCGGCATATCCATTTCGGCATGGACGCCGTGCAGCTCGATCCGGCCGCTGTTCTGCACGATGGCCTGGGTGTTGTAGTCGATCGCCGAGCCATAGAGGGTGAACTCGGCGTTTCCCGGATTGGAGATGCCGACGGCGCCGTTGGTGAATCCGCCGCCATAGAAGCGAAAGTTCTCGCCGGCGTTCTGGCCGCCGGGGAAGGCGGCGCCGATGCCGCAGCCGATCGTGTTGAAGTCGAAGAACTCGGTCAGATAGGCGCCGTCCTCCAGCAACAGCCCAGTCCCGAAGTTGGAGACCGTGGTCTTGTCGAAGCTGACGATATTGCCGTCCAGGTTGGAGAACGACTTGTAGAGGATGCCCACCACGCCCGAGGTCGAGCCTGGCCCAATCAGCTGCAGCCCCACCATGGGCTGGACGATGGGATAGTGCTCCGCCGCCCCATCTCGCGTGGCGACGATGGCGGCGTTGGCGAAATAGGGCTGAATATCGAAATCGGTGACCGACAGGTTCATATAGCCGCCGCCGGTGAAACTCAGCCACGCGGTGGTCGTTTCTGTAATCTCGAAGTCGAAGCTGATGGTCTGGCTGACCGCGGTTCCTGCGACAATCTCATAGAGGTTATTGAGAACGGCCCCACCGAACAGCTGACCCGAGCCGGGCTGGGTGGAAAACAGGTTGATATTGCCGTAGGCTGGGTTGGTGTCGCCGTTGGAGTAGGAGGCGCCCAGCGTCGCGGTGCTGGTCATGCTCGCCACATACTGGCCGGGCGCCAGCGTCACCTGATAGCCGAACTGGTAGAAGGTATGCTGGGTCGGCCCCCCGATATCGGTGCAGGTCGCCGCGCCCCCGCCAAACGTCGCCTCGACGATCTCGGTCGAGGTGTACTGGGGAGCGTTCTCCCAGCCCGTGGCGCTGGCGAAGTTGTAGTTGGCGACCTCGTGGACGGTGGCCGTCTGGGCGACCATGGCCGACCAGTCGAAGGTGGACGAGGCGCACCGCGCCCAGGATTGCCCCGCGATCACGGTCAAGGGCAGCATGGAGGCCGTAGCGCTGTTGCACATCTTGTAGGTGCGCGTCGGCGCGACGACGAAGCCGCCATTGTTCAGCGCGGCCTGCCAGCCCAGCCAGTCCATCTCCTGATCCAAGCTGGTGGCGAAGGGGTAGATGGCCTGGAGCGCTGCGAGCGAGGCGTAGAGGCTGCTGGCAGGATGGGAACCGCCGTCGCCGAGGGCGCCGAACATCTCCGGGCTGACCTCGTCTTCGCACAGCGTGAACCAGCGGCCGTTGGCGCTCTGGGCCGTGATCGGGCTGGGGGTCAAGCCCGTCGCCGTGGTCTCGACATAGCTCGCCGCGCCGACGCCGATGACGTTATAGCCGCTGGTCCGGATCAGGGTGATGTCGTCGGGGATCGTGGTCGAGCCGAGCGCGGTAAAGAGGCCGACGTTAACGCCGGCGTTGGCCACGATGGCGCTAAGCGCAGCGGGGCAATCGGCATAGACCGTGCCGCCGGCGCCGTCCGACAAGGGATACTGCCCATTGGCGTTGGGGCCGCCGGTGGCGCTGCCGCTCATCCAGGCCTGGAAGTTGGAGACCGCCGCCTGCCAGTCCCCGGCGTAGACCGCCAGGAGCTGCGTCAGCTCCGCTTGGGTGAGCGACGCTAGCGCCGAGAGCGGCAGCACGAAGGCCTGAACCGTAATCGAGGGGGCCGCACCGCTGAGGATCTTGCGCAGGCGGACGTAGCGGTACGTCGCCTGATTGTAGACGTTGAACACCGGCAGAACCACCTGCCCCACCGCCAAGGGATTGGCCGAGGCCGGGGTGACGTAGGTTCCAAACGCCGGATCGTTGGAGATGTCGATGACGAGGTTGTAGGTCTGCGCGCTGCCCGCGGTATTGATCGCGTTGACGTTCAGCACCGCCACGCCGTTCCAGCTCACCGGACCGGCGCCCGTATCGAAATAGGCCGCGACGCCCGCCACCTCGCCATAACCGGTCTGCACCCCGCCGCCCGTGGGGGCGAAGGCGAGCGCGCCGTCGTCGAGCAGGTTGGGGCTGGCGGGGGTGGCGATGGTCATGCGGAGGCTTTCGTAGGCGCCACAATCGCCGGCGTCGGGAGCGCGCCGAGCGCCGGCACGTCGGCCGCGCGGTGCACGCCGGCCGGGACTTGGCGCCAACAGCCGCCGGGCGGCACATTGGCCTGAATGTCCGCCAGCGTCCCGCCGATGAGCTGCGTCGTGCGGGCGGTGGGGTCGGTCGAGGGGAAGATGGCGGCATGGAACCGAGCGTCGGCTGGCTTTCTCACGTTTAAGCCTCCGTCTTCAGGTCTTGCACGATGATGCGGCAGAGCTTGGCCAGCGCCGACCCGTTGGTCGTGCCGCCGGTGAACTGGGCGTAGACCGAATAGGTATGAGACCCGGCCGTCGCCCCGGTATCGAAGAAGGGCGCGAACTGGCTGGACGGCTGGCCGCCGCTGAAGCTGGAGGAGTTCTGGCGGGTGAAGCAGTAGAAGGGGTCGCTGATCTGCGTCCCGTCGCGCTCCAGGGTGAGGGTGGCCGTGTTGTCGTGCGAGCCGTCGGTGTTGTTGATCTGGACCAGCACGTCGACCGTCAGCGGTGCGCCCGAGGTGGTCACGGTCAGGGACCCGACCTGCACCGCCGCCGACCCGACATTGCCCAGCGAGACCGACGCCGTACTCTCGCTGTAGGTGGTGTTGGTGATCGAACCCGGATCGATAGCGCCGGTGCCCACGCTCCCGGACACGATCAGGCTGCCGTTGATTGTGACGTTGGAGTTGAACGTCCAAGCGCCATCGGCATAGCTCAGCGGGATCAGGGTTTGCCCCGATGAGGTATCGACCAGCTGGAACGCCGAAGAAACGATCGTGAAGTAAGAGCTGGCCCCATCCACGCCCAGCTCGACGCCGGAGACCTGGTTGTTGGCGTTGACCGACAGGGTGATCTTGCCGCCCAGCGCCGTGGTCTGTTCCTGGATCGACGCGATGGAGATGGAGCCGTCGCCCAGGACCGATTCCACATAGTTCAGGTGGTCGGCGAGCGTTGTGGTTCCGTCCACATAGGTCGTCGCGCCGTCGAACACCCAGGCCGTACCCGCCGCGTTCTTGGCGCCCAGAAGGGTGAAGTTCGACTCATAGCTGGCGTTGGCGTTGGCCTGGCTGGCTTGGCCGGTGGTGAGCACTACGCCTATGGGCTGTCCGTTCAGGGACGTGACGGCGTTGGTATAGGCCTGCAGCGCGGTCCCTTGCAGGATGGCGGTGGCGATATTGGTGGCGTTGGCCTCGATGTCGTCGATGGCGGCCTGCACCTGGGCGGGGATGACCTCGAGGTCGCCAGCGCTCGCCGTGCCGACGTTGGCGGTATTGACCGCCGTACCGTTGCTGGCGACGTAGGAGGTGAGGAGCGCCGGAATGCCGCTAATCGCCGTCCAGGTCACATCCTCGACGTTCGTCCCATTGGGCTCGGCGGTGAACTCGTAGGCCGTGCAGAGATCCAGGTCCTGATAGGCGCCGCCATAGAGGTTGAACGACTGGAGCTTGATGTAGAGGGTCAAGCCGACCTGGCCCTGGTTGTAGGGCACGGCGACCACCGCGCTATCCAGCCGCATGAACAGCGACCCGGCCGGCTGATCGGCGATGGTGGTGCCTTCCAAGCCCCGCCGGATATAGGTTCCAAGGGAGTATTGGTTCGCGGCCGTCAGCACCGCGGCGCTATAGGCGATAATCTCGGTTCCGACCGCGCACAGGGTCGCCTGACCGTCGGCGTCGGCTTGACTTCCGGCGGTGAGCGTTCCGCCGCTGGGGATCAGGCTGACGCCCAGCGTTTGGGTGGTGTCCACCGTCCCAATGGCGCCGCCGGTCGAAACCCCATAGGTAACGTCCGCGGCCTGATAGGTGACGTCGGCGCCGCCATAGGTGACCGCGGCGGCCGCACCGCCGCCGGCCGGGAAGTCCGTGGTGGTGACGCCGTACCGCCCCGGCTGGTCGATCGTGGCGACGTTCTGGTAAGTGTCGCCGTCGAACGACGCCCAGACCACGCAGCCGCCCCAGTCGTCGCCGCCGGACGCGGCGATCCACACCTCATTTGCGCCGTTGGTTAGGCTCAAGGGCGGGTTGATGATGGCCGGCGGGTTGGTGTCGCCCGGATCGACGTTGAAGTTGGCCGCGACGCCTAAACCGTCCTGGCGGGTGTATTCCGCCGCGTGCGCCGCGCCCACCAGCATCTCCTCGACCTGAAGCTGGATCGAGCCGTCCTGTTGCTCGTTGGCCTCCACGATCCGGACCAGGCGGTTTCCGCCGTCGCGCAGCGGCACCGTGATCAGATCCATCGGATCGAGCAGGCCGAACAGTTCGCTGACCGTGAACTGGGCGGTGCGCCGCACATTGGCCGAGCGCTGCACCATCAGCTGGGCGATGGTGGAGGCCGTGGCCATCAGGCAGACGCTATCGAACTCCTGAGGGCTTTGGCGGCGCGCGCCGAACTCGTTGATATTGGCCTGATCCACGGCCGTGGCCGTGTTGGTGGCGTATTGCAGGGTGCGGTCGAGGAAGTTGACCTGGACGTAGTTGTAGGCCTCCAGCGTCCGGGTCTGATCCCACTGGATCGGGTCTTCGCCCTTGCTGCTCGGGATGATGTCATCCCAGGTCAGCGAATAGATCGGCGTGAGGTTGGGCGTATAGGTGACGCCGTTGTTGGTGATCGCCGTGTCGCCGTAGGGCACGACCTGGAGCTGACCGTCCGACCAGATCACGTCGGAATTGGTGCAGGTCATGATCTCGGTCAGGAGATCGGACGCTTGGCGCCCGTTATCGGCGACTGGGCTCAAGAGCAGGCCCTGGGCGAGGCAATAGGTGGAATAGGTCGTCAGATCGCCGATCGCGTTCGCCGGCCAGCGCGGGACGTCGGGCAGCATGTCATTGATGATATCCGCCGGGTTGGCGTCGTCGTTCTGCACGCCCTCGATTGTGGCGTAGAGCGCGAACTGCACCTCGAAATTATGGTTGGGCGAGGTGGCCGAGGTATCCAGCGGATAGTGATAGGCCGCCGCGTAACAGATGCCGGAATAGCCGATGGCGTGGCTGGCTGAGTCCGTATCCAGGTACGTCCAAGGCGCCTGGCCGATCTCGCCAGTGAAAATCTCCGTAATCCCCGCCGCCTGCTCCGGCGACTTGCTGGAGATGGTGATGGTGGTCCCGTTGACCTCTTTGGAGCCCGAGGCGGTCGCGGTGAAGTAGGCCTGGTCCTTATAGATGGTTCGGACGCCTGAGATCGGCCCCTGCACGATGCCGAGCAGAAGCGTGGCCTTATAGGTGTACTGAGGGTTCGCCCCGCCCTTCCCGCTCGACGTCTGTTTGGCGGAAAAGTCCAGATAATCCATCAGGTTGCAGCCGACCTTGTTCGTCCCCCACCCCTTAGGGATGGAGTTGCCGAGCAAGGACGACTGAACGATGATGCCGTCGTATTTGGTGGTGTGGGTGACGTTATCGGGACCCATCTATGCGCCCCAAAAGGTAAAAGCCTTGACCGGGCTGTTTTTCAGCTCGGCCTGGGTCATGCTGTTGTCGAGGATCACCCGGCCGACACGGGCGTAGGCGTGCACCACGTGGCGGTCATCGACGAGGATGCCCCCATGGGAATAGGTGCGCCCAAACCGCCAGACCAGGAAATCCCCCTGCCCGGCTTGATCCCGCGCAATCTCGCGGCCGAACTTCTCCACCCACTCCAGATACCGCTCGCGCGAACGGTGGAGATGCCACTGGTTGCTGTAGGGGCCGACGTCCGTGGGCGGGATCAGGCCCACCGCAGCGTAGACCTCCAGCGGCACGCCGGCGCAATCGGCGCCGACGCCCTTGAGCCGCTGGGCGTGAGCGTAGGGCGTGCCGAGCCAGGTGCGCGCTTCGGCGGCGACGGCTTGGCGCTGCTCCGCCTCGCTCATAGAGACGGTTCCGCGCTGCCGCGCGGCTCCCTCCCCGCTCCGCGGTACTCCCCCATCTTCGATAGGGGAGATGAAAACCGCAGCGTCTTCATCCTCCCTATGCGAAGCATGGGGAGGGGGACCGCTGAAAGCGGTGGAGGGGCCGCGCAGATGCGCGGAAAGCTCCGCGACGACATCAGGGCGGATCACGTCGGCAGCCCCGTCGTCGGCGGCGGCACGAAGGGCTGGCCGCGGAACCGCTCCGCCCAGGTCGAGGGTTGCCATTGCTGACAGCCGTTGGGACTGGTGCTGGAGAGCGCCAGGGAGCAGCCCGGCGAGATGGTGAAGGTGTCGCCAATCGCCGGTTCCGCGGGCAAGGGCGCGGTCAGCATCACGCCGTTGCCAGCCGCGGCGTTGAACTTGATCGAGCGGCTGATCCCTTCGTTCTCGCCGGAGGTGAAGGTGACCACGCCCAGGGTGAAATAGTTATCCGCCACGGTCAGGTTGGTGTTGAAGGCGAGTTGGCTGGAGGCGTTGACGACGGTTCCGTTCTGGGTCAGGGCCGCCACGTTCACGCTGCAATTGGCGTCGCCGAACACATTGAGGCAGGAGGTGGAATACACCTCGGCCGGGTATGGGGTTTGCAGTACCGAGCGGGGGTCCTGCACCGTGACCACGGCCTGGGTCTCGCCCAGTTCCTTGGCTTCGGTGAAGAGGCCGGAGAAGCGGCAGTGGGTGCCTACGGGTCCAGAGCCGAACATCGTCGGCCAGTCGGGCGCCCAGGCGCGGTCGATGCGGACGCTGGCGCCGTCCAGGCCGAAGCCGTCGATGAAGTCCAGGATGTCTTCGCCGTTGACGGTCCACACGCCCGTACCGCCGTTGATGGTGATATCGACAGACGCCGCGTTGACCCCGCGCGAGGACTGCACGCCCTCGTCGCTGATCGGCGGCCCGACGTTCCAGGTGTACGGTCCCTGGACGACGCCGTTGACAGCGATCGTGGTGGTGACCGGGGCGTTGGCCGAGGTGTAGCGCAGCACCGCGCCGCCGTTCAGGGTGAAGGTGTAGAGATCGGCCCGCACATAGGTGGTGGCGTTCTCTAGGAAGTTTATGAGGGTGGTGGTGGCGGCCTTCATGAAATTTTTCCTGAGCTACCGCGCTTCGCGCTGCTTGAGTTCATGGGAGGAGGCTTTCGAACTCGAGCCCATCCAGGCTCCAAAGCCCCTTGACCATCTGGCTCGGCTGCAGGTCGTCCTGGGTGAAGTGGCAGAGGAACATGAAGGTCCCCGACCAGGAGATTGCCGCGCCGTTGGCCGGGGGCGTGGCGAAAGAGATCACGCCGTAAGCGCCGAGCGTCGCCGCGGTGGGGACGCCATTGACGTACACGGTGGGCGCGCCGGAGACGCCATAGACGGGCTCGATCCAGGGATAGCCGGTCCCCGCCCCCACCGTGCGGGTGAGCTGAAACGATGTGGTAGCGCCGTCGCCCACCGCGATGCCGTGATCCAGCACGGCGTTCTCATAGGGGTCGAGGAAATAGAACTGGTTGAACTGCCCGTTGACCGAGTTGAAGAAGGCCCAGAGGTTCTGGACATCCGACGTCGCCGCGGCCCGGTCCCGCAGATACTCAAACGCCAGCTTGAATTTCCAGATCGGCGAGGATTGCAGGCTGACGCGCACTTGGCGGCCCGAAGCCGCCTGCTTGGTGAGCGTGTTCCACGACGGGCCTTTGTTCACCGTGAACGACATACCGGTCAGCGTGGGAAAGACGGTCATGACTTCTCTCCACACGCAAAACCCGGCGCGAGGGCCGGATGGATCGAAAAATGGGATTAAGCGGCGACGCGAAGCGCAAAAGCCTTCGAACGCAAAATCAACCGCTGGCTGAAACGCTATGAGATTCGGGGGACAGCCTCAAGCGCATTCAGGCCGGTCCGGAGCGCCCTAGAACAGCGGCGCCGCCTGCGCCGAGGGTAAGGCGACGCCTAAGATCTTGGCCGTGAGTGTAGGAACCTCGACCCCCCGAGCCTTCGCCTCCAGCACGTCGGCGGGGCGCAGACCATCGATGGAGATCATCAACACCGGCGCGGCGCACGCTGCCGAGGCGGTCGTCAAAGCGGCCAAAGCGGCGATGGCAAGCCCAAACCGGTGCATGATCCGATTCTCCCCCAGCCGACCGGAGTCGCCCCAATCTTCGTCAACCTTTCCGAGCTCGAGCGCAAGACCGCGACAGCAGCGTGAAGCCCTCTTCCAATCGCGGCCTTTCGCTTTGCAGCCTCGCGGAAAGGCGATACCGACGCATAAAGCTCTTAGGGACGTGAAACCGTATGAAGACCGCGAAGACCCGTTCGGCGACCGCCGCGCTGCTGCTCAGCAGCATCGTACTGGCCGCCTCAATCGGCGTGGTGCAAGCTGCAGGCCAGACCTACCAAGAGGCCCAGGCCCAGGCGCTCGATCTGGCCAAGAAAGCAATTGCGCTCCGGTCTGTGCAAGGCCCCGGCAACCAGACGCCCCAGGTGGCGGAGCTTTACAAGGCGGCGCTCGTGGCGGGCGGGTTTTCAGCCAACGACATCACCATCACGCCGGTAGACGACACCGCCTATCTGATCGCCCGCTGGCCCGGCAGCGATCCTTCGCTGAAGCCGCTGGTGATCTCCGGCCACATGGACGTGGTCGAGGCCAAGCCGTCGGACTGGGTGCGCGATCCCTTCACCCCCGTGGTCGAAAACGGCTACCTGTTCGGCCGCGGCGCCAGCGATATGAAGTTCGACGGAACGCTCGCCATCGCCGCCCTGATCGAGCTGAAGCGCGAAGGCTATAAGCCCCGCCGCGACATCATCATCGAGTTCTCCGGCGACGAAGAAACGACGATGAAGACCAGCGCCATCATCGCCGACAAGCTGAGCAACGCAGACCTCGTGCTCAACATCGACGGCGGCGGCGGTGTGCTCGACGAAACGACGAATAAGCCGCTGTTCTTCACCTGGCAGGGCGCGGAAAAGACCTATGCGGACTTCGAGCTCAGCGTCTCCAACCCTGGCGGCCACTCGTCCGAGCCGCGCAAGATCAACGCCATCGATCAGTTGGCTGCGGCGCTCCTGCGCATCCACGACTATCAGTTCAAACCCGAGCTGAGCGACCTGACGCGCGCCTCTCTCAGCCAGGCGGCCAAGTATGAAGACCCCAAGATCGGCGCGGCCCTGAAGGCCTTCGTCGCAGACCCGACCGACGCCCAAGCGATTGCGACCATCACAGCCGATCCGGCCGTGGTCGGCGAGATCGGCACCACCTGCGTTGTCACCATGATCGGCGGCGGCCATGCCCTGAACGCCCTGCCCCAGCACGCCTCGGCCAATATCAACTGCCGCATCTTCCCCGGCCACACCCGGGCCGCCATCATGGCCGAGCTCCAGCGCGTCGCCGCCGAGCCCGCCGTGACGTTCAAGGATGTGACCGAAGGCTCAGTCGCCACCGCCGCCTCGCCGATGCGGCCAGATTTCATCGCCGCCGTCGAAAAGTCTCTTGGGAAGGCCTATCCCGGCGTACCGATCTTCCCCGCCATGGCGTCGGGCGCCAGCGACAGCATGTGGTTCCGCTATCACGGCGTGGCGAGCTACGGCGCCGGGCCGATGTTCATGAAGCCGTCGGACAATTTCAGCCACGGCCTGAACGAGCGCGCGCCGATCGCGAATTTGCAGCCGGCGATTACGTATTACGTGAGCTTGATCCCGGCGTTGTCGGATTGATTTAGGCGTGCTCGGGCCACCGTGCTCGGGCGCGTCAAGGGACGCTTCGCTCTGAAGCCCTTGACCCGCCCTGCGCGCGGCGGCTGACCGGAGGGGTCTGGGCGCGGGGCGTCCCGTAATGAAGTTCGACGGCCTGCGGCGCGTCGAACACAGGGCTGTTGCTTTCAGATTTTGATAGGGTCCAGCCTCAGCGCCATCAATGGATTGGGCGCTGCTAAAGTCTACAGCTCGGTGTTCGGCCCCTCTGGAGGGGTCGAACGGGATGAGGGACGCTCGGCGTCCCGACCCCATCCGTCAGCCGTCGCGCACAGGGTGGGTCAAGGGCGAAGAGTGAAACGTCCCTTGACCCGCCCGAGCACGATGGCACGGCTCGGCGTTCAAGTTTCCCCTACCCCCTCAAATGCGCCGCCGCAGCCCCGCGCACCGCCGTTCGCCCAGCCGAGGTGTTCAAAGTCCGCGCAAAACTCCGGCTGTCGAGCGCCTGGATGTTCCAGTTGTGGGTATCGCCGCCCGCGCCCGCAGCGCCGAGGCCGGCCGAACCGCTTAACCCGCTCGCGCCTCCCGCCGCGATCATCCCCCGCAACGGCTCGGCGATAGACGCCGGCAGGATCATTTCGCGCGCGTGCGCCTGGACCAACGGGTTCTCATCGCCGATGTCATAGCCGCCCGAAGCGCTGGCGAGCGCGCCGAAGCTCTCCACCGCCACAAAGGTCGCCGCGGCCGCCGCCGCGCCCAGCGCCGGCCCAACCAGCGGCACATCGGCGAAGGCGTGGAAAGCCGCGGCCGCAGCCGCAGCCGCCGCGTTGGTGATCTTCTTCAAGGTCGCGGTCAGGTCCATAGCCAGGCTCTCCGACTGCCCCGCTTGTTCGGCCGCTGTGCGCTGTGCGACGCCGGCCGAGGTGGCCGCCGTCTGGGTCGCCTGCCCGGCTGTGGTCGCCGCCGACTTGGCGGTTTCTCCCAGCACGTGGGAGACCACGGTGCGTTCAATCGCCTTGACGAAGACGTTCTCGACCGATTCCGCCACCTTCAGCCCGACGGCGTGAAAACTCTCGGTCCCGCGCGCCATGGCCAACAGGCCGTTGCCGAAGGTATCGACGACGCTGGTGACGGTTTTCTTCCAAACCTGGCTGTAATCATCGGCGGCGTTTTTGGCGCCCGCGGTTACCTTCTGGTTCGCCGCCGCCGCAGTGGCGGCCATATGAACATAGAAGGCCGTGGTCATCGCAGAAATCGAGGCGAGCTGATCGGCCAGCGAGGCGGTGTTTGAGACGTGCGTGTTGAAGCTGTCTACGAACCCTGCGGCCGCCTCGGCGCCCGCCTCCAGGTCGGAGGTGTCGGCGAGGAAGCTGACGGTGAGTTCTGAATCGTCCGACATGAGCGCCTCCCGGTATTTTGGTGTTGGAGAGCCCGCCTAGAGCAATGGGCGCATAACTTGACCCATTCCATCCGCTCATCCCGGCGAAGGCCGGGATCCAGATCATAAGGAGCCAACGTTTAGGCGATAGCGCTCTTTGATCTGGGTCCCGGCCTTCGCCGGGATGAGCGGGATAAATGGATCGGCGCTATTGAACAGCAAAAAGCGCTACCCCCGAAACATCGTCGCCACTTGCAAGAAGGCGTCGATGTCGAACGCGTCGGCGGCGTGTTGAGCCGCCTTCCTGGGCTTGAAGCCGACGAAGGCCGCCAGCGTCACGTTCAGCGGTGGGGCGACGCTGCGCCAGTGGCGTTGCATGGCGGCGTAGCGGTGCAGGTCCCAGGTCTCGTCTAGACGGTCCCAGTCGCCGCAGCCGGCGCCGACGAGTTCGGCGAGGATATCCTCGATCTGTTCGGCGAGAGGTCGTCGGGGGTGGGATCGGCCGGCGCCGCCGGCCCGGACTCCCCCACAGGTTTGAGCCCTGACTCAGCCAAAAGGCTGACAAAGGCGGCTTGCACGCCGGCGACCTCGGTCATGGCCAATTCGGCGGCCAGGTCGTCGGCCGATCTGCCCTCAAGGCCGATCGCCAGCACCTCCAGGAGATCGTTCAGGCCCTCGGTCATGGACGCCAGCCCAGACGCAGCCCCCCGCGCCCGAGCCGCGATGCGGTCGATAGCGGGCGCGGCCTTGCGCAGCTCGCGGAACTTGAAGGGGTGAACCTCATAGTCCACCCCACCGATTGTGAGTTTAGCCACCGGTGATGCTCCAGGTGAAGACCTGACCGCCGCCATTGGCGAAGGCGCTGAAATCCACTTCCTGTTCGGTGTAGTCCTCCTGCTTGAACGGCAGGGAGAACTTGTTGGCGACGCAGGAATAGAGCGTCATCGTGAGTGACTTGCCCTTGGTCAGGTTGACCAGATCGAGCTGGAAGGTGGGGAGTAGCCCCATGGTCTGGTTGACGCCATTGAGCGTATAGCCGGCCGTGGCCGAGGTGTAGGTGTAGTCGACATAGATCGACTTGCCGGCGTCGCCCGAGGCGAAGGTGTAGACGCCAGACGGGCTCACCGCATACTGGCCCACCGCCGGCGTGGCCGGGACCTGCGCCAGCTGAACGCCGCTTGAGGCGTAGCGCACGCCAAGATCGGTGGAAAATGTCGCGCCATTGGCGGCGTCGTAAGTGTAGGGCGTGGCCGCGGAGACGGTCCCGGCCTCCGCCAAGACCCCGACGATCTGACCCGTCGCCACCGTTTGGCCGAAGAAGACCTGATTGGCGACATTGAGATCGAGCCGGCCAAAGGTCGCCTTGCCGGTGATCTTGCGCTTACCCACGGCCACATCGTCTGGATACTGGTTGGAGCCGTAGAGCATCTTGACGTCGCCGTCGAAGTCGATGGAGGCGCCGTTGATCGAGCCGAAGGGCACGGGCGCGCCGCCCCCGACGGGTAGGGCGTAGATATTGCCCGTGCCGAAATTGAACTGATGAGCCATGGGGTTTGCTTCCTTTAGGGGATGAGGAGTTTGATCGCGACCACGATCATGGCCTGATCGTTCAGGTCGCCCGCGGCCTTGAACACCTCGCCCTCGATCCAGGCGTGCGCGACCAGGCCGCCCAGGGTGACGGTCCCGGTCAGGCTGTCGGGAACGAACACCGCCTCGACCCCATCCACGATGGCGTTGGTCAGCGGGTCGGTGGTCAGGGGCGGGAGGCGAGGCTTGTAATAGATCAGCCAGTTGGCGCTTAGGGTGCGCTTGGGCGGCAGGCCCGGCGAAACCTTGAACTCCTCAGGCCCGACGCCTTGCAGCAGGGCCGGCATGAGCTCCGCTGGGATCTGATCCGACGTCTGGATGCGCCGGTTGCTGTAGCCGAAACCTTCGGAAGCTCCCGTTTCCGGGTCCGTCCAGACAATCGTTTGGCCGAGCGCAAACAGGGCGGCGAAGATCGGCTCACGGGTCATGAGGTTTGGCCTTTCAGGGCGCGGGCGACCGCCTGCTGCAGCTCGGTCGCGATCTCGGCCGCCATGTCCTGGAGCGAGGCGCGCAGGTAGGAATGGGCCGGGAGAGTCACGTCGGGGATGTGCGCGACCTTGGCGAACACGCGCCGACCGTCGAGCATGAACGACAGAGCCTCCGCGGAGACGGGCCGGACGTCGTGGGCCGGGATCACGCCGCCGAACTCTAGGATGGCGGCGTAGGGCGGCGGATTGGCGGAAAAGACCTGGGCGGTCACAGTCCCGTCGCCGACATCGACCGTCGCCGCGATGGACGCGGCCAGGTCGCCCGACAGCCGGTTCAGCACCTGGCCGGCGAGCTTGTCCTGCTGAACGTGGTCCGCGAGGCTGGCGGCCAGGGTCTGGCTGGTGGCGACGAGGCAGGCCTGAACGTCGGCGCCCAGGCGATTTAAGCGCTGGACCACCTCGTCGGCGCCGGCGAGCTTGAAAGCGGTCATCGGCGCCTTAAGACCTCCGTACGATGATTTGGACCGGTTCAGGGCGAGGCGCGGCATGATCGACCGGCGGGGTGCATTCAAGGCGACGCTGTTCGCGGGGCTCGGCGGGGCGGCGGCTTTGGCGCAAGCGCCGGCCGCACAGGCGTCGGCGCCCCGCCGCACGCTGGCCCTGATGGATATGGTCCACGCCAATCCCGGCGTCGCGCCGCCGCACACCGCCTATCTGGACCCGGCGTTTCTGAGGGCGCGGGGCTACGGCGCGGTGGTCGTCGAACAGGCGATCGAAGGCGTCGCCACCTTTGGCGCCTACGATCCAGGCCTCATTCCCAAAGACAGCGATGAAGCCAGGCTGGCGGCCAAGCTGAAGTCCGAAATCGGCGCGCGGATCGCAGACGCCAAGCGGGCCGGGCTATCGGTCTACGCCTGGGTGCAATATGTGGTCCTGCCCAAACGCCTCTTGGCTAAGCACGGGGCCAAGCTGGTCGATCCGGCCGGCCGGATCGATGTGCGTCTGCCGGCGACCCAGGCGGTGCTGCGAGCCTTTACGCTCGAAATCCTGCAGACCTTCCCCGATCTCGACGGCTTGGTGGTGCGCACCGGCGAGATTTATCTCCAAGACCTGCCCTATCACGCCGCGCGCGTCCCCTCGGCGACAGCGCTTCACGCAGAAAGCCAGATCCAGGCGGGGACGGCCATCACCCATGGGGAAGAGAGCCATCGCGCCCTACTGACCTTGCTGCGTGAGGTCGTCTGCGTCGGTTCGGATAGAACCGTGATGTACCGCACCTGGGACTTCGGCGACAATTTCCATAACAATCCGCGCTATTACCTCGGCGTCACCGACCGGATCGCGCCCCACCCCAAACTCTGCTTTTCCATCAAGCACCCGAGGGGCGATTTTCTGCGCCTCACGCCGTTCAACCCGACCCTGGGAATGGGCCGGCACCGCCAGGTGGTCGAGGCGCAGTGCCAGATGGAAGCTTACGGCAAGGGCGCCCACCCCTATTATGTCGCCCGAGGCGTCATTGAGGGCTGGGAAGAATTCAATTGGCTTATGCCGGCGGGCGCGTCCCGCGGCCTGCGCGACCTGACCTCCAGTCCGCAGTTTTGCGGCCTATGGACCTGGTCGCGCGGCGGGGGATGGGATGGGCCCTATATCCAGGACGAGCTGTGGTGCGATCTGAACGCCTATGTGCTCAGCGGTTTCGCCCGGGACACCTCTCGAGACGAAGCGTCGCTGTTCGCGCAATATGGCCGCGAAATCCTGAAGCTGTCCGATAGCGACACCCAGATCCTGCGCGAGATAAGCCTAACCTCAGCCGCGGCTGTTTTGCGCGGGCAAGTCAGCAATCTGGGCGCTGCGATAGACCCGTGGTGGGCGCGCGACGACACCCTCTCCACACCGGACTTGAGCGATTTCGTCGATAAGGGCCTGGTCGACGCGGCGATCGACGAGAAGGGCCAAGCGCTGGCGATGTGGGGCGATATCGTCGAAAAGATGGATCACATCCAATTCGCCAGCGCGTCCAGGCAAGCCTTCGCGCGGGTGTCGGCTCGCTATGGCCAGTGCAAATATTCGGTCATCGCCGCAGGCTGGACCGCCTGCTTGCTCGCCGCCGACGGCGCGAAAAACGGCGCTTATCGGAGCGAGCGCATTCGCGAGGCGGTGGCGCGATACGATCAGGCGTGGTCGGCCTGGCGGCGCCTGGCCGCCGAGACCCCGCTCTGCCCCACCTTGCCGACGCCCCGAGCCCGCGGCGGCGGACCCGGCCTCGGCGCGGCGATAGACGGGTTCCGAGTACGGTTTGGGCTACAGCGGTAGGCGGCGGATATAGGGCTCCAGCATCGCCTTGGCCGCCGCATTGAGGTCGGCCTGGCTGAATGACACTGTGGTCTGGCCCTGGCTGGAGACCGACGTCTGGCCGATCCGGTTGCGTCGCTGATAGGCCTCGCCAACCGCCTCGATACAGGCCTGGGCGATATCGGGCGGCACGCTTTCATACCCCGCCTCGTAGGTGATCTGCACATTGCCCCGACCTCGCGCGAAATACAGGTGCGGCGCGATCAAGGTCAGGCGCTGGGCGCCGCCGGCCGGGATCGGGGCTTCGAGCTGAAACGCGGTCGGATCGGCGACGGTTGTTGTAACGCCGCACTGGGTCAGGGCGATGGCGCTGACCGACAGCACCGGCCACTGACGCAACAGCATCCAGGTCTTGCCCGCGCCGTCATAGGTATCGGTGTAGCTCTGAGCCAGGAACTGTCCCCGAGCGCAGTAGCCGCAGATAGCGCGGGACGCCGCCGTTATCAGTTGCGAGATCAGGTCGGTCCCAGGCGAGCCGGTCGGGGCGTTCGGTAGCCAGGCCTGAACGTCGGCGAGTTGGCAGAGATCACCCACAGCCATGGCTTATCTCCTCAAGCTCGGAGACCGGCTTGAAGCCGTGGATCAGCAGATCGGCCGCCGCCGCGATGGGTACGATGACCAGGCCTTCCGCATCGGGCGGATAGAGCGTTCCGCCCCAGGAGCACCCGATCCCTTGCGGATGGGCCAAGGCGATATGGCCCTGCGGGACCGGAGCCGGATCCGCGATCCGCTCGAACCCGCCGATGCGGACCAGGCTGTCGACCGCCTCGCTTGGGACGTCGATGGTGTGGTCCTCGTGGACACGGAACCGTTCGGTACCGTAATTGGCCTCGTCCTGGCCCTCGCCGGCGTACAGCCGCACCATCTTGCGATTGATATTGGTCATGCCTCACCTCCTGAAAAAACAATGAGGCGCGACCTTTCGGCCGCTCCTCGGTTGCGAGTTTGGAGGCGTCAGCCCGGCGCGATGTTGCTGATGATCCCCATGGCGAAGGGGGCTTAGACGGCCAGCACTTCTTCGGCATAGACGCCGCGCTGGCGCTGACGGGTCGTGATCGGCCAGTCGATGGCGTAATAGTCCTGGCGCGTCTTGACCGACGCGACGTAAGGCACGTTGTTGCTCATGTATTGGGCCGGCAGGTTGGAGGCCCAGCCCAGGATCGTCCCCGCCGGCACATTTGGGTGCAGCCGGATCGGGATGCGCTGGCCGCCGTCCATGGTGAAGGGATTGAAATACCAGCCGATATTGCCGCCGGCGGTCAGCTGGTAACCCGGCGCGTCGGCGTCCTGGCGGATCGATAGCAGGGGCGCCGTTCCGCTCGACAGCGCCTTGGTCGTGATGTCGCGGAGTTGCCGGCTGTTAACGTAGAGAACGTCGGGCGAGACTTGATAGGCGTCCCACATGCCCTCCAGCATGGCGTCGATCTCGTTCACGGTGCCCTTGCCCGACGCCGTCAGCGTGGTGCCGACGCCGGGCGTGCCGGTAGCCAGCGTGTTTTGATAGCCGCCCGACTTGAAGGCCCAGGTCAAAAGCCCATCGAAGGCGGTGGCGTTGGTGGAGCAGTCCGCGGTGATGGCGGTGGCCGCCTGGTTTCCAGTCGAGAGCGGGGCGGAAAGCGCGATCGAGTTGATCGTGGTGATCGCCTGCAGCGTCTCATTGCCCACCGTGCCGACGTACCAGGCATAGCCGAGCGCGCCGTTGATCGGGGTGACGCTGGCTTGGAGCACCTGGCCGAGGCTGAGCGCGATCTCGCCGCTGACTGACTTGTTGGACGAGCCGCCATTCAGGGTGAACGTCTTGCCGTCCTGGCCGGTGATTGTCTTGCTGGTGGCGACGCCCGAGGTCAGCGAGGCGTTCTTCATCCCTTCCAGGGTCAGGGCGACGACGATCACCGAATACGTCGCCGCCGGCAGGGTTCCCGTGACGCCCGAGACCGCGCTCGCGATGACCGTGGGCGCGGCCGGCGTGCCGAGCTGGAGCGAGGTGTTGCCGCCCAACAGCGCCAGCTCCTCCTTCAGCATCATCTTTTGCAACAGGCGGGTCGACATCGACGAACTGACGTCTTCGAAGCCCTGCGCCGCGCTGATGGCTTCATAGGTGACCGCGTCTTCTTCGCCGAGCGTGCAGAAACTCGCCGCCTTGGTGGACGTGCTGTAACTCATGGCCCCGGCCCGCTGACCTTCGGGCACCCAGCCCGAGGCGTCGTAACCCGAACCGATAATGGCGTTGACCTGGCGCCAGTTGGTCGCCGTGCCCGTGCCCCCGCTCACCCGCGGCAGGACGTTTCGGATCGGCGTATTGACCGGATAGAGGTTCTTGGCCGGCGCCTGCAAATCGTAGGCGACCAGGCCCGTGGCCGTGGAGATGGTCTTCTCCAACGCGGCCGGATCGACCCCGGCGTTGATCAGGACTGTGCGAGCGATGTCTTCGCTGGGATGGGCGTGGGCTTGGACGAACATCTTGTGGATGTCGGCGGAGGTAGGTTGGGTCATTGGGGGTATAGGCCTTTCAGGCATGGAGAAACCCACGCGGCCGCAAGCGGGCGCGAGTGGGTGTGGGAAGGTGGATGGGGGTTAGAACGCGGGCTGTGCGTGCTTCGGGACGCCCCCTAAAAGGGGCTCCTCAGCATGACGAAACACATTGCTATTCCGATAACTGCATCATGGCTCGAGGCGCGAGCTTGCTCGCGTCTCGAAGCACGCACGGCCCGCCAGCGGGAGCGAGCTAAGGTCTAATCAGGATCGCCTGGGCCATGGCGCCCTTCACAATGTGGCGGCGCAGGCTCAATCGAGCTTGGTCATCGATGGGCTCTTCCAAGCTCGGCGGTTACGTGAGGCTCGCAATCAGTATGTCCTTCATCTCAAAAATAATGTCGCATCCCTTCGTTGTTTCGTCAGTAATTTTTTCGCGATCGGCCTCAAAGTGGGCGCGCATTCGATCTGACATTTGTCTTAGCATGAGGTATTTTTTATCTCCGATTTCCGATTTAATTAAATATAGGCCTTCATTCAGGGCAGTAAATACGGTTTCTATATTTGTATGAGGAAAATATCCGGTTCGATCGATAAAAGTTGGCGAGTCCAGCACCATCATGCCCAAAAATTCTATAACATCGTTAATGTCTTCTGGTACCCGCTGCTTAAATGGGCGAGACATAGGAATACTTTTTAGCTGTAGGTGGACGGGGTATATAATAAGCACCGTCTTTATTAATCTGAGTCGGCACAACTATCACGACGCCCGCCGGTTTCGAATCCGCCTCGAAGAAGTCAATTACTTGACGCGTGGCGGCTGTCTTTAACCCGATTGTCCAATCGAACGCAATATTGCCAACGCGCGCGTCGGGCACCCTATACGTAGGCGGATCTCGCAACCTGTTATAGTCTCTGTTATTTATGGTAATGAATCCACCTTTACCATAATATATGTCGTACTCGTTATATAATTGTTTAAGTTTATCCCGAACATTTTCATCAACTAAATTGCCGATAGCTCTATTATAGGACGGGCCAACTTTGAGGCCTTTCGCGCGAAATTCTTCTACCGCCTCAGCGTAAGCCGCATCCACGGTCTTCCGCAGAAATTTCAGCGTCTCCACCTGTAACTGGCTCGGATCGTAGCGGAGGTTATAGAGAGCCGAAGCTCGCTTCATGAGCAAGTCGTTAATGGCGTCCATCAAATGGACCGGCGGCGGCCACACGCTCGCCGCCGCTCACGCGCAGCCTTGCGCGTCGGCGCGACGCCCGCAGCGCGCTCAGCTATTCGGCCTTGTTTACAGTGGCTTCGTCGCTTGCGACCTTGGTCGCGGCGGCGACTGAGAAGGGCCGTCTGCTAGGCCCGTATCGGAATCGGCCGCGCCATGGCGGCCTTCATCAGAAGGTCGGCGCGGGCCTGGGGCGGCAGGGCGTCCAGAACCTTTTGCACCGCCTCCAGGCTGAGGTCGGCCGACGGCTCGGCCTGAACGCCGCGCGCGTCGGCTGACTTGTCGACCACGGCGTGGAGCGAGCCGGCGGTCTTGGGCGGCAGGGGTTGCGCTTTCAGGAGGTCGATCTCGGCGCGGAGCGCCTGAAGCTGCGGCGCGACGCCGTCCAGCGTGGCTTTTAGCGCATCCTTCTCGGCGGAAAGCTGCGTCCAGGCCTTGGTCAGGTCGGCGATGGCTGCGCTCTTCTGGTCCTCGGCCGGATCGGCATCGTCGGAACCGGCGTCAGGCGCAGCGTCGCCCTCATCATCGTCTTCATCGTCGTCGAAATCGCAGTTGGCGGGATCGCAGCGCGCGCCTAGGCCCACCATCTGGTCGTGGCTGGCCTGGATGGCGGCCTGGTCCTTGGCGGAGTTGCGGCGGCCGATCTTTGCGACAGGCTTATCGTCGCGAGCGGTGGCCAAGGTGGTGAAAAGCGCCTTGGAGGCCTCCGCGATCAAAGCCGCCCGCGCCCCATCGGGCGCCCCAAGCTCAAGATCGTCGAGATCGAACCCGCCATCGGCTTTCCACATATTGATCGAGGCCTCCGGGTTGCAGGGGCGATCCACCAGGCTGATCTCCATCAGCTTCAGGGCGGTGATGGTGGTGGGGTCTTTGGGATCGCGCTGCAGCACCTTGCCGCCGATGGATAAGCCCTTGTAAACGCCGGCCTTGACCTTCGCGACGGCGACGGGATCGACGATGTGGGCGGTCAGGCGGGTGAAGCCGTCCTCATCGACATTGACCTCCAGCGCCGTGCCCGCCGCGCTCGGCTGGTGCATCTCCCGAATGGCGCCAAAGGCCAGATACCCCGGCAGGGCCGCCTTCATCGCCTCCGGCGAGACGATCTCGCCGGCCTCGTCGCGCGCGCCGCTGGAGGCGACGCCAAACACCTTCAAGGAGCCGTCGTCCTGCTCCTCGACCTTGGACAGATCTGCAAACAGCCGCATCAGGCGGGCGCTCCTGTGACGAGAGAATGATTAGGGTGGGATAAAGGCGTTTGCGCCGGCGTCAGCGACGCCTGTACCGCGTGGCTTAGCACCTGAACGCCCGTGGGCAGGTAGATCAGCGGCTGGTCGCCGCCGGCCACACCCTCAAGCCCGCGGCTGTCGCGGACCTCGTTGATGAAGGTCGTGCCGTTCTTCAGGTTGATCTCGTCGATCTGGGCCTGTTTGAGGGGGTCGATCTCGACGTCTTCGCACCAGCCCCATTCCAGGTCTGTCGCGCCGAAGTCGTCCTGGACGATCTGGTCCGCCAGGCGTTTCCACCACAGCTTACGGCTCTCGATCCCCTCCTCCTTGCCAGTGTCGGAGGCTGCGTCGGCGGTGGAGCGGTTCATCTGTTTGACGAAGGCGCTGGGCGGCAGTGAGAAGGCGAAACAGACGATGCGGTACAGCCATTCGTCGAAATCGTCCTTCAGGGGCGCGTCCTTGAACGGCTGATAGCGTGTGCCGTCGGGCACCCACTGCACCTTGTTGCGATAGGGCAGATCGCCCTCGGCGCGGGCGTCCCAGGCGTCCTGCATGGTCTTGATCGCGTCAGCGCCCCAGCCTGGCGGCACGTTCAGGAGGCCGGCGGGCGTGTTGTTTTCCGTGAAATAGGCGAGCTGTACGCCCTGGCGGCGCATCACCATGTTGAGGGTGACGAGGATCTGCTCCACGGGGCTGAACCCATAGAGGTGGTTTGGGCGCGGATTGCGTGGGGCGTAGATCAGATCGTCGGTCGTCAGATCGTTCCAGACCACGCCCTTGATGATCTGCTGATAGGCCGGCAAGGGCGGCCGGGGTCGGCGGCCCGTGTCATCGACCAGGAGCTTGAAGGTATCGCCGGGCACGACATCGAGCCCGATCAGCCGCCCCGCCCGATCCCGCCGCCGCTCAAACGCCGGCGCGTCGATCACCAGCAGGTCTTCCAGCGCCGCCCGCAGCCAGGTGGCGAAGGGGGTAACGCCGTCGGGCTTGCGGAAGAAGCGCGTCAGCGCCGCGACTTGCGCCGGATCGGCCTTGCCCGCCTGGCTATCGATGGGCTTGATTCTCCAATCCAGCCGCTCGATCTGATCCTTGCAGGTCTCGATCGCCAGCCGCACCGGCTCGACATTGGCCGACGCCCTTAGGCTGGCGAAGCTGTGGATATCGGCGAACCCCGAGCGCGGGGTGACGACCGTATTGATCCCGACATTGAAGTCGAACGCCCGCGTCGGCTGCTGCCCCTCCATGGGCTGGAGCGGCAAGCCCGGCGAGAACACGCCCCCGCTCGGCTGAAACGTCGCCTGGCCCAGCGGGCCTTGCACATTGAAGCTCAAAGAGCTGCGGAAACCGCCGGGTGGGGGCATGGGAGACGGCTCCTGAGGCAATGAGATAAGTCCTTCCCCCTCTTATGGGGGAAGGGTTGGGATGGGGGTCCATCCACAGCCGCTGACGAGGAGGGCGCAGGAGGCGTCGCCGCCCCGGGATACCTGGGTCGGCGTCGGTGCGAGCACCCCCATCCCCTGCCCCTTCCCCCATCGAGGGGGAAGGGATCAAAAGCCTAGCCCTCGCCCCTAGTCTGCTCCCACTCCAGCGACCCAGGCGCCAAGGTGGGCGCATCGCCAGCCGTCTGGCGGCGCACGAGGTCGAGCAGGCCCTGGCTGTTCAGCCGTTGCAGGAAGGCGTTGAACGCTCGCGAGGTCGCATCCGCGTCATCGTCATGGGCGGCGGCCGGAAAGCCTTCCAGGGCGGTGAACCAGTCCTCGTTCCAAAGGCCCCGCAGCACCTCCACATTGCCAGCCTGGGCCTGGGCCGAGAAGGGGCCAAAGCGCGTGACCTTGTCGCCCGTCTCCGGCGTGCCCCGCGCCACAAAACCTTCGAGCGCAAGCGTCAGGGCGGCGACTTGCGCCTTTCCGGCCTGGCCAGGGTCTTGGGGTAGGCTGATCTCTATCCCCGGGCCGTCCTGGCTGGCGGTGTTCTTGATCAGGGCCTGCACCTTGGCCGGCGTATCGCGGATGCGCACGTGGTGCAGCACGATGAAGCGGCCGGTGCGCCGGTCGCGGCCGATCTTCACGCCGCAGGTCCAGTCCGGGTCGTTGCGTTCGGTCTTGGGCGTCGCCGCCAGGTCCCAGCCGCGCACCATATCGAGCTCGGCCGGGGCCGCATCGACCAGCTTGCACCAGCCGCGCTGGAAGTAGAGCCCCGCCGCCGGACGCACCTTCCAATTGCCAAGCAGCAGCCGCTCGCGCTCCACCGTCGGCTGGGCCATCAGATTGGCCAGGTATCCGGGGTCGGCCGCCATCAGCGCCCCATTGTCCGTCAGCTTGGCGGGCACGAACGTCAAAGACTTCGGCGGGATCGGACGGCGCCCCACCGGATCGATGTGGTCCGCCAAATCCTGTGGTCGGTCGGCCCAGACCAGCGCATCGCCGATCCGCACGAACCAGCGCAGCACGCCGGCGCGCTCGGGGATCGGCAGGCCCGTCTCGGGATCGATCCACCAGGCGATGAAGCTTGCGACCCAGCTATCGGCGTCGGGATTGCACGTGGCGCGCACATAGGGGCGCACGCCGCAAGTGGAGCGGTTGCGGCTGACCAGATACCAGAACTGGCGTTCGCTGAAGTGGGTCAGCTCGTCGAAACAGATCAACGGGATCTGCGCGCCCTGCCAGCCATAGACAGACTTGTCGTGCTCCAGGTGGCGAAAGCTGACGCTGGCGCCCGACGGAAACCGCCACGCGAGCGCGGCCTTGCGCGGGACGCCGCCGATCTCGGCATAGAGCTTATGGCTCTCGTCCCAAAGCCCGCCCTCGTTTCGCACCTGAACCGTAGTGCGGCGAAAGAAGACGGCGCCAAAGCCTGGGTTGTCGATATGGCGCAAGGGCTCGATCAACAGCGCCCAGGTCTTGCCCCCGCCCGCCGCCCCGCCATAGACCGCGATGTCCGCCGCGCTCGACAGGAACTGCAGTTGGGGTCCCGGCTGCGGCCGGATCTGGCGCACCTCGGCTGGGGCCATGGGCGCCTCCAGAGTCTGCGGTCAGGCCCGCCCATTTTCCGGCAGGGCGAAGATGACGACCGAGGCGGCCGCGGCGTCGGCGCTGGGATCGCTATCGTCCGCATCCGCCCAATCCTGTCCGCCTAAGGACTTCAGGCCGAACAGGATCACAGACGCCGCGCCCGCCCCGCCCCGCTCGACCACTTCAAGCGCGGCCCGCTCCCAATGCATCAACCGCCGCGCCTGACCCCGCCCGACTGCGTCTGCGAACTCGGGATGGTCGGCGATCCAGCTATCTACCTCGCGGCGCGACACCCCGATCAGGCCGGCAAAAGCGGTGAGGCTGTAGCCCTCCCCCATCGCCTGCTCGACCTGTTCGCAAAAGGCTTCGCGATAGGGGCGCAAGCATAGGGAGAGCGCGCGATCGATCATATCGCCTCTGATGCAGATTTTAGATAAAATTGGATAGGTTATGCAGCAGCTGAGTGATTATCGGCGTCGCCGCCGGCCGCAAATTCAACCCATATGTTTTTATCGGTGATTCGCGGGGCGCCGACAACTGGTAAATGCTTTGGCGGCGACCTACACCGCCCTTCGCATGGTGAAGATCGGCACGACGGGGTCCAGCCATTGCCCCTTCATGTCCGGAAAGCGCGATTTTCCAGGTGTCGGCAGAGCTAAGATGGTGCGCACGACATGCATGCCCGAGACGACCTGACCGAAGGCAGCGTAACCCAAGTTATCGCCCCCGCCCTTAGGAACCGGGGCTCCGGGATGAGCATCCAGATATGGCTCTGGACTGGCGCAGATGAAGAAATCCGCCGTGGCGGAGCCCGGCGCGTAACGACCCAGCGAAATCGTTCCCGTCGTGTGCCGAAGGCCCGTCATTGTCGTGCTTTCGTGAGGGATCGGCGGATAGCGATGGGTGCGGTCAGACGGGCCGCCGACGATTGTGCCTTCCTTGGGCGAGCCGGGCGTGCGCGACGCCCGATAGAAGGACCCGCCATCGAACCGGCCGGTATCGACATAATGCAAGAAGTTGGCGCTGGTCAGCGGCGCCCGCTCAGCCTCCAACTCGACTACGATCACGCCATGGTTGGTCTTGATCGCCACCTTGGGTTTTGGCGGTGCGGCCCGCGCGCCGACACCGCCCGCGATCAAAAGGCCAGCCCCCGCCACCAAGCTTCGACGTCCAATGTCCACACCGCTCATCGCCGTCTCCCTCATAGCTCGCAACTTGGCATATAGCGTTGGCGACTGAATTTGAGGACGCGATTATATGGGCGCTGGACGGCCAGGATATCGCACCCTGCGCAAGGCGACCCCGAGAGCGCGAGTCAATGATTGCCCACGTGCTTGATCATGAGCTGCGCCAAGCTTCTGGAACGCGCCATATGATAGGGGTCATCGGGATCTAGTCGGCTTTCGGCGGCGATCATCAAAAGGCCGCCATCGGGCGTGCGTTCCGTGACGATCCCGGCCGGTACGCTGACCCCGACCGCCCGCTCGGCGGACAGGTAGGACATCCAAGGCATTTGAAAGCCCGAGTAGGGAAAGTGCGGATCCAGCGACGCCTCAGCCGGCGACGCGCCGAACTGCGAGCACCGGACATTGGCCCAGTCGGCCGGCCATATCGATAACCCAGCCAGCAGCGCCGCCTTATAAAATGGGAAGGTAACCCGGTCTGGATCGGGTGGCGAAACGGACGCGCCCAATTCGAACTCAAAATCGTTTTTGAATGGCGACCCATCTTGAAGATTAAAGCTCAAGCTTGAACGCCCACTGGCGCTCAATGGCTCGAGCATGAGTTGAGAAAATATCCAATATCCACCGTCCGGATCGGGGATATCATCTTCGTCTCTACATATATTATCTTTAACATATTTAGTCATATTATCCGAATATTTAGTCAATAAATCAGCCTCTTCATCCTCGCTTTCATCCAGCAGCGTCCAATAGCTCTTTGTGCAATCCGGCGGCACGGGATATATCGCAGTCAGTGCATCGACCATGCGCAGAAACTCGGCCCCGATTTGCTTCGGTTTTTTGTGATTTCCGCCCCACACAGCGTGAGCAGTATAATTGTAGATATTCGTCATGCGTCACCTCTAAGGAAGAACACGAATCATAATTTTCTCTAATCCATTTCCGTGCTCCATAAATTTTTTCTGCACGAAATCAGCGGTGGGCTTATTTTGAACAAACCATGTAATGGGTCGATTTCCATTCAATTTTGCTGCACCAACTTGTAGATAAGCTTGCCGTATCAGCTTCCTATTTAAGCGATTAAGAACTTTACATTTTTCACGTTTAAGGCATTGATTAATTTTTTGATCTAAAAATTTCGAAAACGTTGGTCCCTTCGCCTCCGCCATCATACCCGTCTTGCGTTGGCAATCGTCGAAGATCACCCTTCCCCGCCGAGTCTCAGGATCTTCGGACCTCAAGTCCTCCAAAGGCGCCAGCACCGTGCCCGCCCCCAGCGTCAGGCCATCTGCCCCAAACGCCATGAGGGGCGTCAGCGGCGTCGCGCCTGCGCGGTCCTGCCACGCCTTTTCCAAAGCTTCACCCGTCAACAGCTTCCCCTTTCTTCAGATGCCACGAGGTCCGGATCAGATCAAGAACATAAAAAGAACATCCAACCATCCCCTAGTCCCCTCCCCTGATCCCGTAGTGGCGGCGCAACAGGTTCAGCGCGCACTTCAGCCGCTCTTCCAAAGCGGCCAGGTGGGTGCGATCGGCGCGGGCGTCGGCGTGGCGCCGCGCGAGGTCGGTGAGTTTGAGGCCTCGGCCGCACACGTCGTTGCAGATGGCGATCAGCGCCGGATCGCCCATCAGGCCTCTATCGCGGGCGCGGGCGAGGTCGAACAGGCTGGCCTTGGGCGGAGGCGGCAGACCGCCGCCAGCGCCTTTACCGCTGCTGGCGCCGACCCCGTCCTGTAAGCTCGACCGGATCGAGCCTTCGGCGTCCTCGAACGTGTCGGCATAGCGTTTGCCGGCCCTCGCTTGCGCCTCGGTCAGGCGGTTTGCGGTCCATAAGGTCCCAAGTCCCGGCCCCAGTTCGCGCATCGCCCCGCCGTCGGCCCGCCGCGTCATCACCGCGCCGGTCGCCGTCGCCAGCTCAATGGTTTCGGCAACGGCGCCGTCGCGCCAATGCTGGTCGCGCTTCAGATCGAGGCGCCGTTGGAGCGCGATCAACTCGTCCGCCGCCCGTTCGCGCGCCGCCTTAGGCTGGGTGGGATCGTCGCGGCGCGCCTGGAGCCGCTCAAACCGGCGCGCCTCGGCGTCGGACACCTCAGGCTCCATCTGGGCCTGGCGGCGGTTGCGCTCCAACCGCGCGCGACGGCGCTGCTCGGCGATGGCGTTGGGGGCGGGGCTCGTTGGGGCGTTGGAGGCGAGCATGGACAT